TTAGCATTTGAAGAAAATGCTAAAGTATGAGTGGCATTAGAACTGTCCGATTGATCGAAAATATAAGTATTTCCTTCTTGTAAATAAAGGACAGGACTTACCTCACCGTTAATAAAAAATTTATTACCAGTTCCATAGGCATTAGTGCCACTTGCGACAGTGACTGTGTAAGTAATAGTCGCCATTTTTTATCCTACGTAAAGGTTATAGTAACACCAGTAGTATTAGTTAAATCTAAATAAACTCCTGAGTCAAATAAAATTCCAGAACCTGGAACATAAACTTCTAAACCTTCTGCGTTAAACTTGTATTCAGCTATTAAAGGATCTGTATTTGCAGTTCCATTATATAATTTAATTACTGAACTAGCCACACCTGCTGCTTGAATAGAAGTAATTCTTGCTCTTTGAGTTGCAGGAATTAATTGTCCATCTCCTGTTGCGTGGGCTACTAGTTGATCACTTGAGTATGATGCCATTTTTTCTCCTTAAATTTTATATGTGGGCCGAAGCCCACATTAAATTAATTAATTATACTGCTGCTATACCAGTCGTAACGTCGATGAAGCTAGTTCCATTGTAGAAACAAAGTGATCCAGTAACGCTTGCACCAGTTGCATCAGAAATGTAAATAACTAAACCAGCCGTTGGGCTGTCAATAGCTGCTGCTTCTGTTAATGTGTATGAAGGTGCAAGAAAACCATTATCTGATTTTACTGGACCTGAAAAAGTAGTTTGTGCCATTTTTATTCTCCTAGTTTTTTGAACGTAGTCTCTAGGCCGTCGACTATACGCGTCTACATTCAAATTAATTTATGTATAGTGATTAGAATATATACTAGTTTTGAATAGAGTGCAAGAGATCCTACAGTGCGGAGTGATTTTTTCCAACGATGTAGCTTTTGTTTAAGTAGCTACAGAAACTTCTGGAGCAACGCCTTCTACGTTGTTTTGTAAGTGAGCAATTCTAGCTTCTTCAAGCTTAATATCAGTGATGATTTTTTTGACTTTGTCGTCAATTCTAACCATCTCAAGAGTATATCTGTTATTATCCAGATGCTCCTGTTCCCACTTCAACTCCAAGGACCTTTTTGCTTTGTATAGGTCTTGTACCATCGATAACCTCCTCAAAAGTTATTCTATTTAAACTTGGATTATAATTTTTTCCAAGATCTTCCCATTTTATACTGTTTTCTCCTAGTTTGTCAAGTATTGCTTGTTCAACGGATTTAGCGTTATCTTCAGCTAAAATTTCAAATTTAGCGTAGTGATTGTATGCCCAGATAGTTATAAGAAGTTTTTTCATTTTTTCACACCTTTATGTAAAAAAGGGGCCGTTTTAAGGCGGCCCCTAATTATTTAATTATTATGTTGCGTTTGATCCGAAGATACCTCTAGCATCAGAGAAACCAAATACATATCTCTCTCTAGCTTTGTATCTTACGTTACCTGTGTCAAAGTCACCTTCCATAGAAGTTTTGATAGGTGATCTAACAAAGTGTTTAAGACCATTAGGTACATCTGTTTTAACGAACCATTTTTTAGCAGAAGTTAGGTAGTGGTTCACAGTATAACCTTGAGGAACCATTCCCATATTTCTGATAGCATTGATGTCGTTATCAGCTGTGCCTGTTCTTCCAGCAGAAGCCATTAGTCTGTCTGCTGTAAATTGAAGCGCTGAAGGAATAATTAACTTAGTTCCTTGTGCCGCAATTTTTAGGCCTCTTTCATCAGTAAACGCAGCGATATCGATTAACGCTTGTTCTAATGAAGTTTCGTTAAGATCAGCAGGTGTTGCTAACTCGTTAGAGAAAGAACCCGCTAATGTAGGGTGAGCAGTTGAACATAATTCAACACCATCACCACCAGCAAAAGTAGAATCGAACGCATTGTTCAATACTGCTGCAGCCTTAACTTGCTTAGTGTTTGCCATAGATCTTGCTAACGCTTTTGTATATCTAGACGCAAGTCTGTCATACAAGTTATCTTCGATAGCTTCTTCTGTGATTGCAAATGCTAAAGCAATTGTTTCGTTAGTGTAACGAGCAGTGTAAGTTTCTTGCGCATCGTCAAAAGTAACACCTTGTCCTTCAGGTTTTACTGCTGCGTTTGCAAAGCCACTTAACATTACTTCCTCTTCGAAAGCTCTGTCTGAAGTTTCCGTATCGAAAATTTCAGCGTGTTCGTTAGCATAGTTTTTGTATTCCAAGCCGAATAGTGCATTCAAACCTGGCTCTAGTTCTTTAACTAGTTGTGCTCTTGATATAGCCATATTTATTTATCTCCTATTCGCTATTAGTTATACAACGCTGAAGATTTACCAATAGTAACAACAACATTTGCACCCGGAGCCGTAAGGTCCTTATTTTCAGGGTCATTTGCTGATCTTACCAAAGTAAACATTCCAGTTGTAGCTGCAGTACTTACATCTAATTGAGTGATCGATTGACCATCTTTATTATCTGAAGCAGTCCAGCTTAGGTTGTTCATTTGATTTACCGCACCAAGCATAGCTTGTGTTACAGCAGCATCTGCTTTAACAACATATTCTTGGTTTGGGTTGTCGATTACAAAAGCAGTAATGTTATTACTACCTGTGTTGTAATCTACGCTAGTTGTAGTTCCTGCTGGAACTGAATTAGCGAAAGTTGGTTTTCCAGTTGAATCAATATAGAAGAACCCGTTTAATACACCTATTAAAAGTGCATCAGCGTTGTTCGCCCAGCTTGTTCCACCAGCTCCACCATCATCAGTAAGTGTAAAAGACGCATCTTGTGCGAATCCTTGATTACCAGCATCTTGAATTGATGCAGGATCACCTTTATACAAACCAACGCCTGGTGCAGTTTGAACTTGATATTCAGATTGTCCTGACGTAGCTGGAGTATTTCCAACAGTCATTACAGCTCTAAAACCAAATCCAGTTGTGCTTGCGTTTGCCATAGTTATTTTCCTTGTTAAGTACTGACCCATTTGGGTCAATACGGATTAGTTTAATTTGTTGGACTAGAAATTGTTAAAAGAACTATTTCTTTGTACCACCAAAAGTTACACGGGTTTGAGAATCATTGCTGAATCTCATACCAGCTTGCTTTTCCTTCATAAGATCGTTATTAATTGCTTCTTCTTTATCTTGAGTTTGCTTATTATAATAAGCCTCAATTTGAAGCGCGATCTCTTCCGGTATCCTTGCTAGCAAAAGGCCTCCCACTTGTATAACTCCTGCGAATTTACCATCATTCAAAGTTGGAAAATCTCCATCTGGATATTCATCAGCTCTTACAAGCTCGTATCCTTCTCTTAGAGATGCTGCTACATTTTTTGTATCATTGTATCCTAATGTTTCAGCTCTGATCCATCTATGTCTGTAGCCGTCTGGCGCAGTTGGTGCATCAAGTGATGAGGGTGGAGACCAAACTTTTTTCTTTTCAGATTTTTCTCTAGTTTGACTCGCACGTGAAGTTTTTATATTATCGTCTTCCATATGCTTATACTCCTTCCGTGATTTTTAATTGTTTTGCATAATCTTCTAATGGCACACCTAATCTTTTAGCAATTGCTACCTGCGAGGGTGTGAGACTAACAGTTTTTCTGCGTCCTGTTGAGGCCGAACGTTTCGCCGACGCTACATTTTGAGTAGGTTTTACTCTTTCTGTAGAATTAGTTTCCATCTTACCAAATTTGTGGGGAAATTCAACTCTTATTCTTTTATCAATTTCCACATAATATTCGTCAGATTTAGGGTCATATCCTTCTTCTTCTACAAGTGTTTTATGTAGATCAAAGGCTGTATATGTCATTGCACTATCATTTCCAAACCAAGAATTTTTAGCTGCCCAGTCTTCTGCTTTAGGGTCTGTGGCTACCGCTCTTGATTGGTTTTGTCTTTGAGGTGTAATATTTACATTATTAGACACTTCTGGTTTAGATTGTTCTGCAACTTTCATTGCATTTAGTTTAGCACCATCCATTGTCAAGTTTGCAATTTGCTCTTGAGCAGCGATTTGTGCATCAACGTTTTGGGATTCAATAGCATTTTTTAAAGCTAACTTGGCTGCTGCCATATTAGTTTTAACTCTACTTTCAAATTCAGAAACGTAAGATCTATCTAGTTTAGATAGTCTTCCTTCCATTTCACCTTTAGATCTATTAGCTGCTTCTGCATATGCAATAGCTTCTTCTTTTTGTCTTTCAGCTTCACGCATTTTACGAGTTAATTTAGCAATACGTTTTTGAACGCCTTCACTATATTCTTTTAACTCATCTTTTTCTTCAGCTTTTTCTTCAGGTTGAGATTCTTCTTTTGAAGCTGCTTGTTCTTCAACTTCAATTATATCTTCTTTAGGTGCTTCGAATTTTTCTGGTTCACCTTTATCGTCTAAATTAATTTCAGCTCCGACTGTTTCGCCGACATCAATTAAATTTTCTGTTTCTCTTATATCTTCTGGCATAGTTCCTTCCTATGTTATATTAAATGAAGAATCGATTCTGGGTCTTTAACTGTCCCTAGAACTTCATCGTCGTTAAGTAATCGCACTTCTCCACCCTCTATTGGTAATCTTGAACCCGCATAACGAGCGAAGATAACCCAATCTCCTTTTTTGCACCACGGATCGTTGAACTTATTTTTATCCTTGTATGCTAAATCTCCCATCTTTAAAACATAACCACAGGTTGTAGCTATTCGTGCTTTGTCTAAAGATTCTTGAGAAAATAATATTCCACCTTTTGTTTTTTCTCTAGGTGTAAATGGTAAAACTAAAATTCTATATCCTGCAGGTTGTGGCAAATCATCTACTACATTCTGACCAATATTGTCAGGATGTAAAGGTTCTTTTGCTTCTCCTACGTTGATTTCTTTTTTCTCTTCCTCGTATTTTTCTTCGAGGGCTAACTTAATTTTTGGTACTTCCTTGTCCGAAGTCGATAATGTTTCCTTGCTCATCTTTTTGCTCCTTTGGTTTTCGCAGGTTAGAGATTTCCTGTAATACTAATTGATAGGCTTGTGCCTGTCCTAACATATACTTATATTTTTCCATATTGTCAACAGCTCCTGTTACCATAGCTTCTTTAATTTGATCAATAGTTGCGTTGATTCTTTTCTTTAATTGGTCTATTAATTGTAGGTCGTCAGTCATATTTTCTCTCCTCTATTTAGTTTTAGCTAATTTATCCTTATTTACACCTTTTTTAATAATGTAGTCTTGAGTGCCATTTGCACCTGTTTCTACTTCTTTTTTTAAAAATTTAAAAAGATTCATTTCTTTTAGTTTCTTTTCAGTATGTTTTAAAAAACTTTCTAATACTTTAGTATCTCTCATTTTCTTTTTCTTTTTTTATTTAATAACTTAACTCTTGAGTTCCATAACCAAGAAGTAAATTTAACAGAGTAAGTTTCTAACCAAGAAAACATATCATCTATTGCACTAAAAAATTTATATAAAAATTTATCTATCATTA